ATTCGCAATCACGCCTCGAAAGCTGCAACTTCCGGGGCGTTTTCTTTTGGTGACAGATATCCAGCCAGGCGCTTAGCCAACTCCGCCATTTCTTCGTCTGCTATCCCATAGTTCAGGACAGCAAGCGCCATGCTCATAGTCTCCAGCAAGCCTGATTTCCACCGGCTAACCTGGGACTCATGAACACCCATAGCGTCAGCAAACTTGCGCTGACCCATTACTGCGATTTTGTTCAGAAGCGACGAATGAATCTTCATCGCCGTCTTGCGTGTGCTTGCAGTTTCCATGCGTAATACTTCCTTTGTGGTTTAAATAGTTACGTGCGGCATCCGTGGGGATTGCCACTTTGATTTGTGCGACCGAAACAGTCGCGGTTAAGTTGTTTAAAGAGCGGTGGTGCTTATGCAGCTTCTACAGGTCTTGGGAAAAGCTGCGGTAAATCTGGGCGAATCTCGTAGGCCTTAACTTCACCCTTGGTGGCCGTAACGATCGCCGTTACGTTTTCAGGAGAAACTCGCTTTTTGTTATGTAACCAGCACCATACATTCGGCTGACTTACTCCAACGGAGTCTGCGAGTTTTTTCTGACTACCAAGTAATGAGATGGCCTTGTTGATAGCTTCATTGACCATGTTTTATATCCTTGGGTTTACTCACCAAGAATAATAACCATGAGTCTAATAAAATGCAATACCCAAGGATATTTGACGATGGATAACCGTGGTTATATGTTCGAGCGCATGAACATAGATACCCTTTCAGAACGATTAAAACTGGCAATGGAGGAAGGTGGCTTTACGCAAGCGTCGCTTGCAGAGGCTGCTGGAATCGCTCAGCCTAGTGTTTGGAAAATCGTCACAGGCAAAACTAAAACATCATCCAGAGTTGTTGAGCTAGCAACGGCCTTAGGCGTTCGCCCTGAGTGGCTAGCTAACGGCATTGGTCCAATGCGGGATGGTAAGTCTTCGGCAAGTGATGGGCAGGATATCGATCCGACAACCAAGCTTCCTGGCGTGTTTGTTGTTCCCTTCTTTGAAGGAGAACAGAAGACCAACAATGTCGCGATAGTTCCTGACAGCATTAAATCGAAAAACTGCCGGGCTTATAGACTTAGCCATGACACTGGTTTTCCAGAGATGCCAAAGTCTTCGGTGATCGTGATAGATACCGATGAAAAGCCCGGCAACAACGATTTTGTTTACGCAACTACTGGTAATTCTCAAGCGGTATACCGGTACATGCTGGGAGATAACGACGGATACTTAGTCCCAAGCAACGATAGGCTTCCTGTCATTCCTATTGGAGATAAGGCCAAAATCATTGGCGTCGTTGTATACATATCAAGAACCATTAAACGGTAAATCTCTAACTTCTTCCCATGGCTTCGTGTTTCAAACGGAGCCTGCTCATACCTCCCAGGCCCCAATCTGATGAAAGTCGCAATCATGCGACACCTCACATTAATCATCTGTTATAGATATATTTTTTACATACTACTGTATATATTCACAGTAAATATACTCTATACCTCGCGAAGAAAAGATCAACCTTCCATACAAAACTTTTAGCTAAACGCTAAAGCATAACCAAAGTGATTTTATTTTCTCATGGATATCATGAATTTATACCCATTTTTCAATTTATTATACCCAAGGGCATTGACCATAAATAACCATGGGTATAATATTCATCTCAACAGCAGGACGCTGGCCAGCCAAACGGAAGCTTGGCACCGCTCTTTAACAATCAAGATTGAGACTGATTCGGTCTCACCAAAGAGAAGTTGGCTTTGGGGTGTCGTGACCGCGCCAAAAAGTAATCGCTGCTCCCTCTCAGGGGTAAACGCGTAGCGGGAATACGGTAATCGCAACTGAGATAGAGGTACAACGTATCGATCACGACACCACCAAAGCTAACTAACGGAGAAATCCACATGAACAGCAAAGAACGCAAGAAGCTGGCTCGGGCAATCGCACATCGGGCAGAGCGTAACAAAGACATCAGCCTGGCTCGCAATGTGGCCTCAGCACTGGTTGGAAATGCGCGAGTTGCCAAGGCGCTTTCACTCATTGAATACAAAGCATGTCCTAGGCCAGTTCGTGAGTCAGCCGAAGGCGGCGCGATGTGCTTGCCAGAAGTGGCGATGTTCGCCGCGGGGCATCGAAAATCAAAGTCAGTTACAGCGCGATAATTTTATGGAGTATGCAATGAAAAACAAACCAGCATTAATCAGGCTGAGTGAGGTAATCGAAAGAACTGGTTACTGCAAGGCGTGGATTTACCGACTAATGAAAAATGATGAATTCCCAAAATCAATTAAAATTGGCACTCGTTCGATAGCATTTATCGAAAGCGAAGTTGAAGACTGGATAAGAGATAGAATTTCTCAATCCAGAAACAGCAAGGACATTTCGATAGGTAACGATATCCACCAAGAAGATTGGAACTATTGCGAAGAGGTTGAGCCAAATCATCTTGAGACTGTAATAATTTACCTATCAGATATAAAAGCATTCAACATGGCAACATATTTAGGGGATGGTAAATACAGATGGCTGGTAGACAAGTTTGGCAAAGAATTTTACTGCAAACCATCTCATTGGATGAAGCTTCCTAAAAGACCAAGGAGGATAAACTATGATGTTATTTCCAAGCAGAAAATGAAGTAGCAGAACATGGCCGCCTAGCGGCTTTTTTTACGCCTGAAAGTCGAGGTTAAAAATGAATTCCACTGAGTTACGCAAGATTCTTGATGAGCACAAAGTTTGGGTAACGTCGTTACGCGAAAGCGGATCTAGAGCCGACCTGTGCGGTGCCGACCTGTGCGGTGCCGACCTGTGCGGTGCCGACCTGCCTGATCACACGTTCGTAATCATGGGCGAACCGTACTATCTACAAATCTCGAATGGATAATATGTTCGCGCTGGTTGCCAGAATCACACTGTTGAGAAATGGCGAAAATTCACAAAACGAGAAATCGCAGAAATGGACGGCAAGAAAGCGCTGAAGTTCTATCCGCGATTGTTGAAGATTATCGATTTCTACCTTGGCGTTGGCGAGCATCCTGAATGGATTATCGATCTAGAAACCGAAGAGGCTGCGTAAAGCGGCCTTTCTTTTTGGAGGTAAGCATGAGCTTCAGAGGAAAGGTTTGGTTTTGGATGTTGGTTTCATGCGCCCTCTTCTGGTGTGGCGTAGTTATTGGATTGATGGAGAGAACTTAATGAGCAAAGAAACAGGAGGGAATGCATTCCCATATTCTGGTGTGCATACATTTCAGGGTCGCGGGGGAATTACTTTTGATGACCGCGGCATGTCTTTGCGTGATTACTTCGCTGCAAAGGTTATGTCTGGAGTTCAATCAAATCCTGAATTGAGCGATTGGGGCGCCGAAAGATACGCCAATTATGCATATGAAGTCGCTGACGCCATGCTGAAAGCTCGCAACCAATGAGGGTTATGTGATGAGTGAATGGATTAAGTGCAGCGATCGGATGCCGGAAGTTGGCGAGCGTGACTGGCGAACAGCGTTGCCGGTTTTGGTTAAATGCGAAATTGGCGTAATACCCGCGTACTACGGCTTTACCTATCATGAAGGCGAGCAGTGCTTTGGCTTCATGGAGTCAATCAAGTTTGGTGACGCCACCGGCTCTGGCCCTGAGCAGCATGAAAATAGGCTAATGATGCACGTTACCCACTGGATGCCCCTGCCAGAACCACCTGCTGACTGACCATCACAAAGCTCATATCAGTGTGGGCTTGATGATGTTTAGAGAAGCCTCAACACCATTTAGGCCGCCATTGTGCGGCCATTTTTTTGCCCATCGCTAAGCCAATTTACGAGTTGGTTCAGCAATGAATACCTATCAATCAACAGGAGCATCACCATGCAATATGCCGTTGCAGGGTGGCCTATTGCTGGCTGCCATAACGAAACTTTACTCGAAATCATAACTCGCCGGATGCGCTGCATTGGCCGGTGGTTAAAAGACACACTTAATCAAAGGGGTGAGCCATGAACAAGCCATTCAACACCGCTCAGTTCACCGCCAGAGCCGCTATAAAGCTTCGCAGTCCAGCGTTGTGGGCAATGGCTATGGTTCACCTTAAACAAGCCTGGAGGTCGAAATGAAGATGACATTCGTATGCACCGAGTATCACGCCAAGGCCGGGCAGCGACAAGGTGAGGTTCGCATTGAGGCGGACGGCGTCGCTTTGTTCGGTCATGTCGATGAGAAGCAGATCATGCCTCAGCTCGATATCAAAGCTGTGTTCGAGTGGCTTGCAGAGAATGGATATACGGTCACAGAAAATAAGGCGGTCGCATGAGCAGCGTAGTGCTTGATAGCGATGAGAAATTTATCTCTCACATGACGTCAGAACTGGAGAGACAACTCACCGAATCACAGGCGCAGACAGACACTCGCTGGAACGGTTCGGATCGTCAAAGCCCATCCGTTACTTGGGATGAATTCGCAGGAAACTTTACCTAAGGGGTAATCATGATCGCCGTTTATAAGGCCATCGCAGGGGTGGCAAAAGATTTATCAGAAGTAGGGATAGCCAAGGATAGCCAGAACAAGCAGCAAGGCTTTGCATTCAGAGGGATTGATGCTGTTTATAACGCCCTATCTCCTGCGCTCGTAAAAAATGGGCTGGTCATCCTTCCTCGCATCACAGAGCGTACGATAACGGAACGAACCACCAAAACCGGCGGTGTGCTGTTCTATGTGGTTGTTAAGGCTGAGTTCGATTTTGTCGCAACCGAAGACGGCAGCAAGCATACGGTTGAAACCTATGGCGAAGCTATGGATAGCGGCGACAAGGCAACGAACAAAGCGATGTCTATTGCATACAAATATGCGGCATTCCAAGCGTTCTGCATCCCAACCGAAGAGACGGCTATTGATGCAGACGCTGAGGTTCACAGCGTTGCTCCAGCGACCGCAGACCAGATTTTGGCGGAGTTTACCAACTACGCAGGATCTGAAAATGATGCCAAAACTCTGCAGTCGAAATATGCAGAAGCTTGGTCGCGCCTAAATGGTCATCCAGATCACCAAACTAAGTGCAAAGACGTTACCGGAATTCGACTTAAAGAACTGAAACAGGCGGCATAAATGGCTAGCAAAGGCATCAACAAAGCAATCATCATCGGAAACCTTGGGAAAGACCCAGAGGTTCGCTACACGCAAAATGGTGGCGCTATCGCCAACCTGACGATTGCAACTTCTGAATCGTGGCGTGATAAACAATCTGGCGAGCAAAAGGAAAAGACTGAATGGCACCGCGTGGTGCTGTTCGGGAAATTGGCTGAGGTTGCCGGTGAGTATCTTCGAAAAGGCTCGCAGGTTTATATCGAAGGAAAGCTGACAACTCGCAAATGGGCAGATCAGGCTGGAGTCGAGCGCTATACGACAGAGATTCATGTCAATGTCGGCGGCGTGATGCAGATGATCGGCAGCAAGCAGGAAGCATCGCAATCTGGAAATCAGCAGTCACCCCCTAAGCAGCAAAATAAGACTCAACAGTCGAATGAGCCACCTATGGACTTCGACGACGATATCCCATTCTAGGCAACTCCAAAGCCGCAGGTAATCAATCATGAAAGATCAATACGCGGAAATCGTCGCGGGATGCCTTGCGGCTTTTGATGCCCTAAAGCGCGGAGAAACTCATGAACGCGCCAATAAGATGATGTCCAAGACAGCCGCGAAAAACGCGGCTTTTTTATTGCCTGAACGTCGGCCTGCCAGTGAGAAAGAGAAGATGGATAAAAACACCAAAACCATATCGGTAGTTCGCATTGTCGGAAGCTGTTGGGAGTTTCCAGACGGCCAGAGAATTCCTGATTTTATTAAGGCTGACAAAAAGGCCAAGCAACTCGGAATGGTGCTTGAGCTTCGGCAGAAATGGCGCTTTAGCGAAACTGAATAGGAAGCATCATGTTCGGACTATTTCTTCTCATCTGCTCAGCAGGTGCGGATATCTGCAGCTATCAATCTGCGGGCTACATCTACCCGGATTGCCAGAACTTCACTGCTGACATCGCCGCGCAAAAACTCCCCTCTTCTTACGAATGCCTGCCAGTTGATGCTGTGGTGCGGGCTAAGGATGACCTATGACCGAAGTATTGACCTATGAAGCACTGAAGGCTGAGCGCGATGCGCTGCAGAAGCGAGCTGATGAGCTGGCTGTGGAGAATGCGGCGCTGAAGAAGTTCTGCAAAAACGCTGCATTCGATGCTGACTATGAATCTGAACTTTGCATGGAACGCGGCGGATTTAC